GGGCTTCATCGTAGGATGAACATCGTTTTTCTTGGGACGTTCAAATTCCCAAATTGTTGTCTGCTTTCTGTCTGCATACCACTGATGCTTGCCGTTTTTCATCCATCCAAAAAGGCAAGGTTCGTGCTGCCACTGATATGGACTTCTTCCCAAAACGAGAGAAGGTTTTTTCCATATGCAGCATCCAGACAGATAGAAGCCAGCCTCATCAAAAGCCTTTCTGAAGTTCAGACCTTCTGTATCTGCATGAAACACATAGATGGACGCATCCGAACACATGTTTTCGTGCATTCTGTTGAAAGCGCTCAGCAGGAAAGAATAGAAGTCCTCATTGCCCATGTTGTCATTCTTTATCTTCCCGGCTGTGCCCTCGTAGTTCACGTTGTAGGGAGGATCGGTAACTGTAAGGTGGGCCTTCTCCCCTTTCATCAGACGCTCAAAGCTTTCCTTCTTAGTGCTATCCCCACAGAGCAATCTGTGACGACCTATTGTCCACAAATCCCCTTCGTGCGTAACTGCCGGCTTTGAAAGTTCAGCATCAATATCAAAGTCATCTTCCTTAACCTTGTCCTGGTTCTCATCACGAAACAGTTTCTCAAGTTCACTATCATCAAATCCAAGAAGAGAAAGATCAAAAGCTTCAGACTTCAGATCGGAGATCTCAACTGCCAGCAGTTCTTCATCCCACCCGGCATTAAGCGATAGCTTATTATCGGCAATGATATATGCACGCTTTTGTGCCTCTGTAAGGTTCTCAGCCTTTATGCAGGGAACCTTGTCCAGTCCAAGTTTACGAGCAGCAAGGACCCTGGCATGGCCTGCAAGGATGGTATTGTCTTCAGAAACAACAATCGGATTGAGAAATCCAAATTCTCTAATTGAAGCTGCAACCTGGGCAACTTGCTCATCTGTGTGAGTTCTTGAATTGCGGGCATAAGGAATCAACGAACTGATGTCCGCAAGGTAATACTGAGTCTTTTTTTCTGTCATTGAGGTTCCTTTTGAATTGACACCAACATGGCTATTCTGTTAAAAGAGAATGCGCTTAGGCGAAAGCTGGGGCGTTGAGTGTCGGGTCTGCCGTAGGCTGGTAATGCTGGCTAGTGCGGGAACAGAGTGGACGCTCTTTTTTTATCTAATCAGTCCCCACTCTGCAAACTTCTCAAACCCACCAAGGGCATTGATGTAATTCCTGGCGATCTCCACAATCTCGGCATAGGGTTTTCCGTCTATTTCGCCGTCACCGATAGCGCATGAGAGTTCTACAGTCTTGCCCGTCTTTTGTGCCTTGAGAAATGCGTAGATGTTCACTGAAACATCAGCTTTGGAGAGATCCTTTCCATGAAGTCCTCCGCCAGTTACTGAATCACCCATGTCTGATCCGAGTTTTCTATTGGTGGCACCGCTATCAACATCAGGGCCTCCCGTCCAGGGACCTATGGGATTAATCTCGGCTGTACTCCAGAACCGTTTGAGATCCACATCTGAAGCATTACTCTGACAGATAATCACCCGATCACCATCAATAATGTATTTGCCATCACTAGGATGCTTTGAATAAATTGCCTTTGCTAGGAACGCAAGCTTCATCTGCTCATTTGTTATAGGAACCCCTTTGAAGATGCCGTTGTCACCACAGCGGAAACCGGAAGACTGGTTCTCTGATAAATGCTGATCCTGCTCGTTCTGAATTAGATCAATTTCAAGGCAGGGACCTGCAATCCTATTGACTGCTCGGAATACCAACTCCTCATCAAACCGTACAGATGATTCAGTGATGATGAAGCAACGTCCGTGCCCGATGAGAACCTCAACGGCCACTTTGGGGTCATCTTGCATCGCATAGGCTATATCTACAATCGCACCCGCGATCCTATCAGCCACCTTGTCTGGGTGGCTTGGATTTACTTTTTCGAACACCTTTTTCTCCTTTTCTCTTCTCTATCAAGTGATTTCTGGCCGATAAAGAAAGCCCCATTCTGAAATGCAACCAGCATTGAGACATCCTTAAAGGAGATCATCTGGGCCAGTTCCAGCCCATGTTCCCCTCTGTCGTAGACCATTACGATTGTCTTGTTGAACAGGATGCATCCGAAGTTATGATTATTGGTCCAGAATGTCCTGTTGTCCTCGGTGAAAGCACCGCCTCTGAAGAATTGAAAGATCTTCCTTGATGTCATGTGACACCTCCATGTCTTTAGCCAGGTTGTTTAGGGACGCCGGCAATAGGGATCAAATCCACGTCCTTGGAATAAGCCCGCTCAGGCGGGCAGAGGATATACACTTTAGCTTATAAAAAAGAAAGACCATCACAGGTCTGCTCTTCCTTTAGCAGATATACGGCTGCAAGTAGAAGTGTAAATCCCGTTGACTTGAATGTACCACACAACCACTCACCCGTCCATATTCAGGTTTGATTCTGATTGATTTCCTTTGATTGTTTTTCAAAGAATTCATGAATTCAAAAGCTGGGCCATCAGGTCATCCTGAGGAGATCCCGAATATGGAACAGAACAGTTCTCCTTCACAGTCTGGCTAATGCTGTACCAGAGGCTTTCTGTCTGCTTGAGGTATGAGGCAGCCATCGCCTGGAAAGGACTGGCAATCGGAGCTCCTGTAGTCGGATGTTTTGCAAGCAAACCGTACTCATTGATCGCCGTCTCACACTGTGCCCATCTTGCTACAGCCATTGAATACTGACGGATGATGAAAGGGTTCACTAATTCCAGACATTTTCGATCATTAAGCCATGAGCAAACCTCGTTGAAAGCTTTCTCAGCGTGAAGGTCTATTCCGGCCTTCTGCTTCTGCCTCATATATTCTTCAGGTTCCGGAGAACAATAGGCTTTTAGACTAGAAGTTTTTAAGTCCATAACGACAGCCGTCTTCCCTTCGTCAATCTTCTCAAGAAGTGCCTTGGGTTTGCGTCCTGCGCCTATGCGTCTTCCACCTCTTTTTGAACCATCCTTGGCCATTGTTCATTACCTTTAAAAATTTGGGGTTAATCCCCCTTTTGATTTCTGATTTTTTCACGCGATGGCCCGGCCCCGCTGTAATAAAACCTTACTGTAGAGATAATTACCGCCCCTGGGGCTCATCGAGATCCGAACCTTGATCCTTCCTTGATGCTCTTTGAACTGTGACAACTCCAGCACAGAGATTGGAGATTGTTCTCATCAAGCGGCTCACCACCCTTCGAGATCGGTGTGACGTGATCCACGACCTCAGCCTCATTCAGCTTTCCGCGCTTCCAGCATTCGACACAAAACGGATGCTCAAGTATGTACCTTGATCGCAATTTTCTCCATGCAGAGGAATCGTAGAATGACTGTACATCCTGATTCCTTTGGTTGTGGTTGTATCTTGCATTCATCAGCTTTCCATGCTCAGTGCAGTAGGCACTTTCGGTCAGTCTTGGGCAACCTGGGTATCTGCATGGTTTGAGAGGTTTTCGCGGCATAGATACTCCACATGAAGGCAAAAAGAAACCTGCAGGTATCTATCTATCCTGCAGGTCCGCGATTCTACTATAGCGAGCATGAAATAGTCCGTTCAAGTCCGTTTTTCTATGTTTTTCTGTATGACAGCCCTCAATGCTCTCCCATGAAGTTCGTAGAGATAGCTTCTGCAATAATCCAGGCTCGCCATGATGTCCTCCCAAGTCATGTAGTCCAAGTACCTCATCTGTAGGATTGTCGACAAGGTTTCGTTTCTGATGGCATCGATTGATTCTTTAATTTCCTGTCTGACCACTGCAAGATCTCTCTCATCCTTTTGTATGCACATCTCCAAATCTAGAATCCTGACAGCCTGTTCCTCCATGACAGAAGTGACGATAGGAGAGGTCTTAGGAATCCCGGTAACCTGTGGACTGGAAGCCGCGATGCGAGAACGCAGATACTCCAGTCTGCGCCTTCTGGCCTTCAGCCTCCTATCTATCTCAAAAGCCCTTTTCATGAATTCCTTGTTTGTCATTTTTCTAACCTCCTCATCACATCTGCCGGAATCACATCCGGTGCAAACTCCCTAAGTTTCTGAAACCATTCACTGCAAAAAAAGATCTCACACTCCACCTTCTTACATCGGGACTCGAAGTGATCCGGGACCTTCTCATGCATCTTGACCGCATCTTTGTAGTCCTTCACCGCCTGCTTGACGATCCCGACTGCAAGCATGGCAGAGCCTTTTCTGTTTAACTGCTCTGGAAGGGTAATTACCGATTCAGTTTTCATGCACGCCTCCCAGCTCAGCTTTGACAGCTTCGATCAGAGAGTCCTGTACCCTCTCCTTGGACTGAAGAACTTTCAGGATCCGTTCATCTATGGTTCCCTTGGTAACAATGTGTTGAATCACTACGGTTCCTGATCTCTGGCCCTGTCTCCAAAGGCGTGCGTTTGTCTGCTGGTAAAGCTCAAGACTCCACGTCAGGCCATACCACACGATTGTGCTACCACCCTCCTGGAGATTCAGTCCATGGCCTGCAGATGCCGGGTGAATCAGTCCAACCTGTAGCTCTCCTCTGTTCCACATGCGGATGCTCTGTGTACTGTCCAGATCTCGGAACTCAACTCCAAGAGATCTGAGCTTTTCGGTAATCCTGTCTTTGTCATGGCGAAACCAGTAGGCAAGAAGGAGGCTCTTACCAGATGCAGACTCGATGATGTCTTCCAGGGCATCAAGCTTGCGGCTATGGATCTGAACAACATCACCCTCATCTCCGTAAACCGCTCCGTTGGCCATCTGTGAGAGCTTTCCTGCAAGGATTCCAGAATTCGATGCAGTTATCTCCTTGTTCTCAAGAATCAAGTTGTCCCGCATGTCTTTGTAGGCCTTCATCTCAGAATCAGAGAGGTGAACCACATAATCGCTGACCAGCTTCTCTGGCATCTTCAGAAAGTCGGTGGATCTCATGGAGATGGTGATATCTCCGATCCTCTGGTATATCGCATCCTCTGCTCCGGGAAGAGGCTTGTAACTGAAGACTACCTGACCGTTTCTCTTGTCGGGCTGGAAGTACTGAAGCCTGTAGCGAGTCAGATACCTTCCAAGCCTCTCTCCCATGTCCAAAAGCCGATATTCAGCCCAGAGATCCATCAAGCCATTTGAAGATGGTGTGCCCGTAAGTCCGATCACCCTCTTCACCTGGTGTCTGACTTTCATAAGGGACTTGAAGCGTTTTGTCTGATGATTCTTGAAGGACGAAAGCTCGTCCAGAACCAGAGTATCAAAGTCAAAACGGATGCCACTCTTTTCAATCAACCACTGAACGTTCTCGCGATTGATAATGCAGATGTCAGCCTTCTTCCTCAGTGCCTCCAGCCTCTCTGCTTCTGTGCCGACAGCAACACTGAAGCTAAGTCCATTCAGATGGTCCCACTTACGAATCTCATCAGGCCATGTGTCGCGGGCAACCCTCAGAGGTGCTACAACCAGAATCCTCCTAATTTCGAACTCATCGCGAAGAAGCTCCTCAAGCGCAGTCAGGCAGATAGATGTCTTACCCAGACCCATATCAAGCAGGACCGCTGCAACGGGATGGGCCTTTATGAAGTCCTTGGCATAAACCTGATACTCATGTGGTCTGTATTGCACGGGCAACCTCCTCTGCTCTCTCTGTGCTATCGATGACAAACACCTTGAACCCAAGGCCTCTTAGCATCCTGTGCCTAGCCTCCTGAAGCGGCCTGGGGACTGCGCCCGGCCTTTTGATCTCGGCAAAGCAAACACTTCCACCCGGCATCAGAACAAGGCGGTCGGGCATACCATCAAAGCCTGGACAAACCAGCTTTAGAGCCACACCACCTGCCTTTCCTACCAGGTCACGGAACTTTCTTTCTATGTCTTTTTCCATCATTTCAATTTCTCCCTGGTGCAGGTCGATGCAAGTCTTTTCATAAAACTGCCTTATAGGACTTTTTTCCTAAAAAATCCCTATAGGCGAAGTTCTTGATATGACCTTCATCGACCTGCACCTTTAGCAAAAATGCAGGTCTGTGCAGGTCAAATCAGAAAATCTTCTTTGAGTTTCAGGCCATTTACGAACATACCGTCCTTTTGCTTCTTGCGACTGAACCCGGCAATTTCAAGCGCCGAATAGAAGTCGCTTGTGCCTCTGGTGTACTCTCCGTTACGAGCACAGTACGCTCTGTATTCCTGATAGAACTCACCTGACTTCTGACGAAACGACGGATCGATCTCACAGCACTCTTCCAAAAAGGATCCAAGCCAGTCGTTGTTCTCTCTGTATGCAGCAACCGCATCCTTTACGCACTTGGGCCAGTCGATGTGATAGTTTCTTTCAATGACCTTCTGAGCCCCTTCGATGATCCATGAGAGGATGTAAGGACCTGCGTTTCTGTACAGGTAGTCGCTATAGTTCTTGATATCCCCAGAGCCCGTAATCTTCGCATCAAACGGGATTACAATCAGACGTCTCCAGGTTCCAGCATCATTTGCACCAACACGGGGCAGATGGTTGGTGTAGAGAACAAGGGTATGTGAAGGAGTGAATTTGAAGGGGTCTTTGTACTTCTTTTCTGCGGCTATCTCATCGGTGGAGCACAGCTGCTTGATGATTGAGGTGTTGAGCCTCATCCCCTCCTCAAGCTCTGATGCAATCACAAGACGTTTGCCCTTAAGTTCTGCCATCTCAGGTTTGACGTTGCGTCTGCACCCGACTGTCAGTGCATCTGCAGAGATTGATCCACTGTAGGATCCGAGAACCCGGCTAATGGTATTCCAGAACGTGCTCTTACCGTTGGAGCCTTCGCCGAAGGCAATGATCAAAGCCTCAACATAGACCTTTCCAATTGCAGAAAGCCCCACGATCATCTGAACGTAGTCGATAAGCTCTCGATCCTTTGAGAAGACCAGATCCAGTGTGTCCTCCCAGAGCTTTTTGCCTTCCTCACCCGGAGCCACACTCGTCTGCTTTGTAATAAGGTCAGCTGCATCCGGTTCGCGAGCCCCGGCGAGACCCTGCCTCAGATCGTACGTCGCACCCAGGGTATTAAGCAAAAACTCATCCCTGTCCAGATCCGTGAGCTTGATCTCAAGCATGGGCTTTGCTGCCTGTAAAGCGGATGTGATGTACTTCATGTTCCGTCTCTGCATTACAAAGTCCAGATACGTCCTAGCACCTAGAAATGCCGTCAATGCCTTCAGCTGCTTATCATTAAGAGTCGCTACTAATTTCTTACTTCCGGAAACAGCATCAGATCTGTTCACACCCAGAGACTCCAATGATTTCAGACAAGACTCAACG